CAGTCAATCTTGGAATCAAAATCCTTTCGGTGCTGCCTTAACAATTCATGCTCCACCACCACCAATCCCTCAAGAACCTATAAAAGAACCTGATGGTCCTTGTCCACCAAATCCAATTTGGACAACTAGACACCCAGATTTCTCTGAGCAATGGCATCCAGTATCTCACCGCTTTGCCAGTGGAAAAAGATCTTGGAGTAAATTTATGAATCGTTATGCGATGTCTCCAGTTCTCCCGATTGGAACTAAAGGTAGTGGATATAGTGGATCATCTTGGGATAATACATGGATTGCAAATATACCTTATACTGGTTTCTATAATTTTAAAGGAACAGTTGATAATTTTGCTAAGGTTACAATTAGCCAAGACCCAGACAGTAGTGAAGTTTTAACTCCCACCACACATGAAGTTAAAAAAATTGATGGATTCCGTACAGAAAAGAAGGATCTTACTAGCAATAAAGTTTTCTTAGAAAAAGGAAAAGCTAAGATTGATATCAATGTAAGGAATGGTGAGAGAATCAAATACAAACAAGTCACGAAGAAAGTTTTTAATACTGCTGATTGGGTAACTAAACCTAGTGATTTGTCAAACAGAATTAGTGTCAACTTTGATGTTTTTGGTCAAGGATCAAAGCAAAACATGGCATTAAAATTTATCTTCAAGGAGAAAGGCGGAACTGATACGTTTACGATTAACAATGTTGATGTAAGTGATACGACTAAGACAGTAACACGTAGAGTAAAACGTAATGTTGAGTATGATGTTAAAGCGATTGCCACTGGAACTCACACTGTAAAAAATAAAAAACAGGAAATTAATATTGATTATGAGTATGCAGATGCAAAGGCATTTGGATTAAAAGTTTTAGATAAGGGAAGAAAGATTGAGTATGATGATGATGCCGATAACGGATTTGATGAGAACGCTCAACTTAAAATTATGTCGAGTTCTCCTGGAGTTAATCCAAAATTTTCTAATGATGGGAAAAAATTAATTGTTGAAGGGTCTGGTGATGTTACGCTGAAATATAAGTGGGATGATAATCCTAAAACTAAAGGATCTGTTTTGAAAAAAATCAAAATACTTGGTGAAACTTGGAGACAAAAAGGAAAGAAAGGAGATGAAACTAAAACTATTCAAGTTAGTAAATCAAACACTGGTTCTGTATCTCCAACTGTAACTAAAAGATATAAAACTACTCCACTTTACAGATACTTTAATTCTAGTAATGGTGATCATTTCAGTGGTCTTGATTTTACACCCCCTGCAGGATATATTAACGAGGGAGTATTTGGGCATGTGTTTATTGGGGATCAACCACCAGGAACCATTCCCCTTATTGATGATGAGGAAGGGAACCGAAGTAATGCAGGAAAACCACTAAGTAGTTACACCGCTTATGTTTTTCCTCCAGATGGAAACCCTCCATTTTCAATTAATGGAACTGAAATACCAACAACTTTAATTTACGCAAAGACAAACCAGAGTGATGTCATGTGGACTTCTGATCCAAATGAGGGAAATAACGAAGGTTATACTTTAGATCCTAAAAATAATCCAAATGGATATGCATTCTATGACGCGGCAAGTCCTATTGATATAACAATTCCAGGTGAACCAAATACTACCACTACAAATCTCGTCGCGGAACAAGGTGGATCAAGAGTTTTTGGTAGAGGCAAAAAGGGAACTGAAACTAGTAAACCTAGTACGATTATTTTTGCAGACATCGTTGGTTCCGTAAATGATAATGATGAAATGCAAATTAGATGTAATAAAGGTGAATTTACATCCTCTAATAAGAGAAGGATAAAGGGAACATCAGGTCAAGGAACTCAAACAAGAGGTACTTGGGATCTCACATACAAGGTGATAGAAGCAGAGCAAGTAATAAGAGAACCAATCACTAGTATTGGTGAAGGATTTGGCAAATATGATATCAAGGATAAAGAACTCTCTAGAACA